TGCGTCGGGGGACACAACGGGGCTTAGGTTTCTCGAGCTGAAGTCTCCGCCACTACAGGAACACAATGTAACGAATAGAACTATTGACCGGTTGAACATGGCTTTTCTCCTGATGATTGTCTCATTGGCCTGGTTACTCGGACTGCTAATCCAAGTTTGCGCTTCCAACGGCAAAATGTCGAGTGGCTGACTCCTCCAAGTAACTCGCGCGCACCTTTCGAGGTTGTCGAGTTAGCCTCAGCTCTCGAAACTAGGTTTGCTGCCACAGAATAGAGTTCTGAGGTGGGGTCCAGCTCAAGCGCGGCCGATATTGCAACGGATAGCGCCCCCTTCTTAGAACGCCGTCTATTCGCCTTGGCAGGTGGATCCCCTAGGCCTTGAACTTGTTTGGTTGGCTGGTTCATTTTGAAATCTGGTGGGGGAATTGAACTCCCCCATCACCCCGATCTGATTTGGTTTCGAAGCAGTCACCCGGCAGCTCACCGGGTAGTGGGCCATCGCATCGCCATTGATGCTTGCAGTGGCGAGCCATGTCGCACTGTGGGTGTAGGAATTCGATGGTTTCGAGCACCTCAAGACGCTCACGCGGATTTGCGCCAAGTAGTCTGGATAGCTCTAGCAGGTGATAAGCAATTGCGTCGTCTGGCGTTTTTGGGAATGTCTGCCAGTACTGCGCGAGCATGGCGCGCAGTATGTCGGGGATGTAGTTCGTTTTCATGCTATGGCGCCAGACCGCGCGTCATCTCGCAATACATGATTTCTGCCGATACGGCCGCAATCACTCGGCGAATCGCATCATCGGGAAGGCCACTGAAATTGGGCTCTAGTGCGCGCCATGCCGAGATATCAGAGCCGCACCGCGCGCGCAGGTCCTCCCACTCTCCGATCATCTTATTCTGGCAGCCGACTAGCACTCGCTTGCAATCTGCAGAGTGCCTCACTGTCCAGCGACAGTATTGCGCCGTGATCGCGCGCGCGAGATTGGCGCCCTCGAGATCGGCGCCCGTGAGATCGGCGCGCGCGAGATTGGCGCCCGTGAGATTGGCGCCCTCGAGATTGGCGCGCGTGAGATCGGCGCCCTCGAGATTGGCGTCCTCGAGATTGGCGCCCGCGAGGTAGGCGCGCGCGAGATTGGCGCCCTCGAGATTGGCGCCCGTGAGATTGGCGCCCTCGAGATCGGCGCGCGCGAGGTAGGCGCCCGCGAGGTAGGCGCGCGTGAGATTGGCGCCCTCGAGATCGGCGCCCGTGAGATCGGCGCGCGTGAGATCGGCGCGCGTGAGATCGGCGCGCGTGAGATTGGCGCCCGTGAGATCGGCGCCCTCGAGATCGGCGCGCGTGAGATCGGCGCCCTCGAGGTAGGCGTCCTCGAGATTGGCGCCCGTGAGATCGGCGCCCTCGAGATCGGCGCCCGTGAGATCGGCGCGGGCGCCGGTCGCGTCGCCCCGCCGCCAAGCAGCGTGTCTGTCTAGTATATCGGGCAATGTGATGTCGGTCATAACGATGTGCTCCCACTGCCGCAGCCCCGCGGCCTTGCGGCGGCGGGGCGGGGTCCCTAGGGGGCGGTCAGGTATCGCGATATGCGCGCTACGAGCCGCTCGCAGGTGCTCATGCTGCCCTCGTATGGTCGTTGGCTGGCAAGGTGATTCGTTCGACGGGCACGCCGTCGAACCAGGACATGTCGGTCTCGATGATGCCCATTTCTTCTAGGGACCCCAGGACACTGTCTAGGCTTACCGGGCATGGCGCGCCAAAAACAGCGTAGTAGGCGTACGCTAGGCCTCGAAATGTGCACTCACCGTATTTTGCGATCCGGATCTCAATGAGAGTGAGAGCTGTGCGGGTGTGCAGCATGCGAGTCGGGGTGCGCATCACACGAGCTCCCAGGGTAGTACGACCAGGGCTGAGTGGTCGAGGGTTTCGAACAGCGGGCGGAATGGTGCGAAATTGTCGGCTGCTCGTAGGCTGTCGGTCCAGCACGCGCACGCGGATAGGTAAGTCTGAGTCTGCTGTATCTGTGTGTACATGGTTACCTCGTGTCGTCACACTGTGTAGTGACTGCGGAATTGCTCCCACTGCCGCAGCCCCGCGGCCTTGCGGCGGCGGGGCGGGGCTGTCTACGTGCTCTCAGTCTGGCAGCAGGTAGTGGTCTACGCGTTGGATATCGAGTCGTGTGACATGCTGATAGCGGCGACCCTCGTGTATGACGATGACTGGGTTGCCATCGCACATCGTGATTTCTGCTTTTTCATCTCGCACTAGTTGCCGGGTGTACTTCTTGGTGACGATCATTTTGTTCTCCCACTGCCGCAGCCCCGGCCTCGTGAGAGGTGCGGGGCTTTGCAGGGCCGCTTCCTTGGCCTTGGGTTCCGTGTCTTCCTTGCCGGTTTCCGTGCATTGACCGGTCGGTTTTTACAGGCGAGCAGGCTGCCTGTTGCGTCGTCCGATGCTCTAGCTAGAGCATATGCCATGCCAGGCCGCTAGCGGACAGGTTTTGGCGTGTTTTCCGCTGCTGCTGCGTTGATTACAGTGTCAGCCGCGGACACTTGTCCGTTTAGGCGGACACTTGTCCGCGTCTCGGTTGACAGATGTCCGGCCGGTACTGTAATTCTCTCGCACAAGCGGACAAGCTCGTCCAACTGCTCGGCCCAGCGACGCTGGTCGCAGTCAGGGTGTGTGGATAGCTCGTGTCGGAGAGCCTCTCTATTGCGCAATATCTGCGTCTCTAGGTCGCACAGGAGGGTAGTCATGTCTCAGGAGCCGGCAAATCCTATGCCCTCGCTCGCCGCGCAGGCCAAGGACGCTGCTCCGTCCAGGCAGTCCAGGCAAAATGTATGGCACGTCCACCAGTGTGTACATGTAGGTAATGTGCCATAAATCCCGCTATGTCCAGGTAGTCCAGGTAGTCCACGTATCATCACTACGTGAGAGAGTGGATTGTGCTGTCCGGGCGTTAGGCGGGACGATTTCCTGGAAGTCTTGGGAAACACCCCGGACTCGTTGGACCGCCTGGACATTGCGCCATTTTTGGCTGAGAAATCGTTTCCATGAGACCTGGACGGTCCAGGAGGGTCACATCAGCCTACACGCACACGTCAATAAAGGACGGATTTGGGGATGTTGTGTAAAAGTTTGGCAGGAGCGGATTTGGTAATCTGAAACCGAACGTTCGCCATAATTTTACGCGCGCGCGCGCGAGGAATCGCGCTTGACTGCACGGACCGGCCATGTAATCATACCGATTGATGGGCCTCCCTGCTCGATATCCAGACGCTGACCGTGTCGCGGCTCGCAAAGACGGTCGAGGGCTGCGTGGACCAATCCTCACGGTGGCTCAGGACGAGGCGCGCTCGGTGCTCGCAGCACTAATAGCTGAGTATCCACACGGCATCCCAATCCCGGATCTCAAGACTGCGCATGGTGTCATCTATCAGAGGATCGAGGAGACGTGGATAGACGCGATTGCTGGGGATTACCTTGTTGTGCAATCGAAATTGGCTGTAATCAAGGCACTCGGGCACTATCTGGGCGTCGATGCGGCGATAAAGACCGGGCAAAAGAGGGTGGAGAGCTCGGTCGGAGCGCAAGACATCGCGGAGCACCTACAAAAACTGGGGCTAGTCGTACGTATGTCAGATGATAAGGATTTCACACCGACACCTCGAACCATCATCAACCTAGACCCCCCCACCCCCGGGGGTGTCAAAAATGTGCTTCCGAGCGAGCGTCAGAGTTCTGTTACCCCTCTTTCCCCGGCGGAAAAAACGCAGGGTGGACAATCTGACCCATAAGCCGACCAACATTCTTATCAACTGCCTCACTTTCACAAGGGAAACACACAATGAAGTACAGTCGAATCGAGTTGTTTGGAGTCAGTTCGGGCAAGACGTGGCCATGGGGGTCGAACGGCTCTGTGATTGCGGTAGGTATCAACGGAGTGGAGTCAATTGAGAGCCATCCGGATGGGTGTTTCGTGGTGAAGGCGCAGAGGAGGGATTCGAAGGAACCGATGACTGTGGCGATTTACGCTCAGGGCTGTTGGGCGCAGATAGCCAGCATGAGTGAGTTCGAGTGCGACATTTGTCATCAGACGTTCAACGGGCCGCAGGCGCTGGCGAACCACCGTGCTAGCCACGCTGGCAAGAAGGTTGCATAGGTATTGGATGAAAGCGCAGTTCCGATGACCACTACCGTTGGACTAGTTATCCGCAACGGACCCTTCTGGTTCGTTCGAGTTGTAGGTGTACTTCCAAGTGGGCTTTTGAAGCTCAAGCGCCTGTCGTTCTTCGTCAACCTTTGGCACTGGCTGCGCTGGAGGCTACGGTGATCTGTGCCATCCTACTCGGAATCGTCTTGCTCTGGCTTACCTCAGTGGTGTTCGGCAGGTAGTCACCACGGAGCGTGTTCGAAGCCATTATCAATGGCTTCGAGTAGAGCATTCATGCCGAACGGATCTTCCCAACCTGTGGAATGTAGCAGTGTCTCTCGGACGACTCGGTCGAGTTGTTGCTGTTCGTACGCATCGGCGTCCTTCTTCTTGGCGCGCTCGTGGGTGGTGTAATGGCGACATTCGCGCCAGCAGTAGAGCATGGCATCCGTTGAGTCGTTGTGCTGGGATGGGTGCTCGATGAGCCGATTCGGGTTCTTCCAGAGCAGCGTTTTCGCCTGCTCGACCCACTGGGGGCAGAAATCCGGAATGACTTTGAACCGACCGTTGGCAAGCTCGCCGTTGAAGAGACGAATGTACGACAGCTTGTGGCGCTTCTCAGCCGCTTCGATGGGAATAGCCCAGTGCTTCTGCATTTCCTTGACGTAGCCTGCGCCAAGCCCTCCGGCGTCGCCCACCATGAAGTCAAACACTCCAAACTGCTCTTGCAGCTCTTCCGCGCGCATCGCGGAGTCGGTTGGGCTCATGCCCTTGTGCTCCTCACACCAGACCCCATAAACCGTTGGCTCGAATGGTGAATAGGCGCAAACGGCGAGCGATGTCTTGTCAGTCGTAACCCCGTAATCCATTCCGAGTACGTAGTGCCATTCGGTTTGGGGTACGTCTTTGGGCAAGCACTGGAGGTCGCAGTGCTCGGGGCGATAGGCGAAGTACACTAGGCCGCTCGAATCGGCAATCCATTCCCCACGCTCGAGCTGAGCGCGCGTGATTTCGTCGAGCTCCGCAAGCTGCTCAAGGTAATCGACAACATCGAGCCCCGGATTGTCCGCGGCGAGCGAGGGAACGAATACCCGTGCCAATTTCCCTCCCTTGTAGATTTCGATGATGTTCTTCGTACCCATGTCGGGGATGTTGTATCGGTGCTTGAGCCACTCGTGGCCAACACCGCCCGGATTGGTTCCGCTGCGGTGACGGATTGGAAGCCAGGTGGGGAAGTCCTTCGTGCGCCGGCAGCGACTCAGTAGGTAGAGCACCTGGTTTTCGAAGAACTGGCTGGCCTCATCGAATCCCACCATGTGGTACTCGGCGGATTGGTAACGCAGATGGTCGCGAGGACCGTCTAGGTAGCCGAATCCAATTCGAGCCCCAGTCGGGAACGTGAAGCACTTGTCATCGCCATTCCATGAGACATCGGTCCTGTCCCACCATGTGTGTGCGCGGTCCATAAGGGAGCCGGCGAGTCGTAAGTCCTGGAAAGTCTTGCGGAAAAGGATTGAGCTGTATTGTGGGATATCGATTCCCTGCAGTGCCGCCATGAGAAGCGCATCACTCTTCCCGCCACCGGCAGCACCCCCGAAGCAGCCCTCCTTGCACCCGAAACTAAGGAATTCACGCTGTTTTGGGCTCGGTTCGTGCGGGAGGTATTTCCAGTTCGGTCCGTTGGGTCCCCAGAGGTTTCTGAAGCTTAGGTCTACCAAAGGTTCGGCCATGCTTGAACTGTATCACCAGCCGGCCCATTTCTGCAAGTATGTCTGGACCGGACACGACATACGTCGAGGATACCCTACAACTCCTCAAGGGGATGCAGCAGCTGTTTCTGGTTGCGAGTGATGTCGAAGTTCGTGAAGACGGAGTGAAGCTGACCGGTGTCACTACGTACATTCCTCCCCATTTGTCGGCACTCGAGGCAACGACTTCCGAGATGGAAGGTAGAGGAGCGTGACTCGTATTGAGCCAGTCTACGCAAACTATGATCCGTGGTGGGGTTACGATGACAATGGCGAAGAGGCTGAGTCCGCGTCGGCGCTCATGTCCGAGTACCGACGCATCAACGAGCTCGAGACGTATCGCATTCTCGCCAATCGAGCGTTCATTCGCTGGTATGGCGACCCAAGATACAACGGATACTCGACACTTGGCTCGGAATCGACGAGCCCCAACATCTTCAACGATGAAGACGCGGACGAGAACGTTATTCGCGAGATTCTTTGTACGAACTACAACAAGTTCAAGAAGAATCGACCCCAACCGGCTGTCATCACGAGTGGTGGCGAATACACCGATTGGGAAGAAGCAGAAGACAAGGAACGTTGGCTTCGTGGATGCTTTGCGAAGGACAAGGTTTATTCGAAACTGGATCAAGCCCAGTTCAACTCCATGGTCGTTGGTGATGGCTTCCTAGGAGTTCGTGACGATTGGGACATAGGAAGACCCGTTGGGTACCTCATCCCGTCAACTGAAATTCACGTAGATGCTGTAGAGGCCTACAGTGGAGAGATTCGAACCATCTACAGAGTTGGTAGCCTTCCGAAGGAATTCTTGGCTTCACGTTTCCCTGAGTACGAGGATGAGATTTGGAAGGCTACCCCGTTTTTGGAGGAGTTGTGGAAGCACCATCTGTGGCAAGCGCATGCTCGTCAGATCAACTACATCGAAGCATGGCACCTTCCGAGCAGGAAGAATGCGAACGATGGACGACACATCTTCGCCCTTCCGACGCTCACGCTGGCAAACGAAGATTGGGAAGAGGACTATTTTCCGATAGTTCGACTTCCGTGCAATCCCAGGCCGGATGGGTTCTACTCTGCAGGGCTTATCGAAGATTTGATCGGGATTCAACGTCAGCGCAACAAGGTGGGAAGGGCAATTGACGAGCACTTGAAACTGCTCTCCAGTTCTTTCTGGGCACTCAAACGCGGATCCAATATCGTCAAGGCGGCAATCTCGAACCTGATTGGTCGCGCCATCGACTACACGGGTGACAAGCCCGAGTTGATGACACCTAGTCCCGTGTCTCCAAACCTGTTCGAGCGCGAGCAGCAATTGAGAGAGCGAGCCTTTGCATCGGCTCGTACCAACAGCATGGCTGTGCAGTCCATGAAGCCAGCCGGTCTCAATTCTGGCAAGGCACTCCGCGTCTATGCAGATCAAGAAGACGCGGGCAACGTCGGAATGCACATGGCTCGCGAAGATGCCGTGGTGGAATTGGCATGGCTGTACGCTCGACGAGCCCAGTACATGTTGGAGAACCAGAACGAAGACGAGCATCGCGAAGCCAACCTGAGCATTCGAGTGGTTCACGGAGGGCGCCTCCATGAGTTGACCTGGGGAGACTCGAATCTTGAAGAGATGGAGATTCAAGTTCTTCCAGCATCTTCTCTCTCTACAACCCTGGCGGGTAAACTGGAAGACATCGCTGACCTAGCGGATCAGGGTGTCATCACTGACCCCGATCAGAAACGTCAGTTGTTACAAATGCCAGACCTGCAAGCTGACAACGACCTGTCACTCGCACCGCGCAACATCATTCTCTACACGTTACAGCACCGAATCCTTCGCGAAGGTGAGGCTGTAACCCCAGAGCCCTTCTGGGATTTGCATGCTGCCACCGACCTGGGGTTGAAGGTGTTGGCGCAAGCCCAACTGCGTGGATATCCAGAGAGTAAGATTTCGCTACTTAGGAACTGGGTGACTGAGTGCATAACACGCAATGCTGTACAGCCCGCGCCTGCGCCGCCAACGGCGCCACAAGGTTTACCCGGACAATCCGGGCCGCCCATGCCAGCTGGGCCACAAGCTGACGCGCCCATTCCTGCAGGGCCTCAAGCAGGACCGCCCGCCCCAGTAGGGCCAATACCGGGAGGTCAGTGATGACCGACACAGTCGAAATTCCATCAACCAGTGAAAAGCAACCAGTGGCTTCAGCCCTAGCGACCAATATCGCTACCCAAGCCAGGCCCGTGGTTGTTCAGGAGCAACCTAGACCGAAAGAACCCAGTGGTGCA